TAACGAGGCTCACCAGTTCCAGCTCCAGAGTAAATGTCATAAATCACATCTAAACCACCAAACTGTGCAATGTGTACTTTAGAGAAATCTCCAAATAAAGCAGCAGTTTTTGCAGCAGTTCCACCAGAGTTTAGATTAGATGTTACAAATGAGAAATATCCATTTAACATTTTTTCTCTATTATCATATAAAGCTGATACATTTGTTACTTGATCTAACACTTTAACGTCTGCATAAGCAGCTGGATTTAGAATGTATGCCATTCTTGATCCTTCTAAATTTACATCAGCAGCTAAAGTATCTGTTTCCATTTTTAAAACATTATCAGCTGAAATAACTGATGTTGCAGAAGATGTCGCATCTAAAAATAAAGATGCTGGAGCATTAGATACATCAGCGTTTCCTAAGAATGCAGATTCCATTGTTGCAGCAACTGATTGTGCCATATTTCTTCTTAATGCAGCTTCAATAGATGCATTTTGAGTTACAGCCTCAGCTGATACGTTTACTATAGAAATACATTTCTTTGGACTTAAAGTTAAAGATGTTGCAGTTCCATTTGCATCTGGAGCAGTTCCACCAGTTTCAGCAACGAAACCAGAATTAATTGATGAAAATACTGGGAATTTCATGTTGTTTACTCCAGAATAAAAATTAGCTCCAGCAGATGCCATTACTAAGTTTGCTTCTAATTGGTCTGTCCATGCCATTACTTGAGTTGCATTACCAGCAGATGTTCCAACTGCAGCTCTTGTTAATATGCTTGAAGGAATACCAATTCCCTTGTAAGATTGACCAGTATATCTTGACTGATTTCTTGCTTCTTGGTCCATTTCTTTTACAAGCCCCTCAATTCTACCAGTTGCAGCTTGTGCTAAAGCATCTTGAAAAGAATAATCTCTTATTTCTTTTTCTTCTTTTGTGCTTGTAACTCCAGAAATAACAGCAGCATTTCTTTTTATTGTTTCCATTTTTTCAGCTCTTTCTATTTTAGCATCTAAATTGTCAACTTCTGTTAACAATCCATCTACTTGATTATTTTCCTCAGAAGATAAATCTCTTTCCTCAGTTGTAGCAACATCTTTAATGCTTTCCAACTGAGAAATAATATCAGATCTTTCCTCTTTTAATACGATTGATGTTTTCATTTTTTAATTATTTTAATTTATTTTCTCTTTTTTAATTCAATATTTAATGAGATAAGAGAGCCTCTCACTAAATTGTTTTCTTTTTCTTCAATTATTTCTTCTTTAGTTTCCTCAACTAAACTTTCTTGATATTCTTTTAATCCTCTTTTAGCAACTACCAAATCACTTTCAGCCATGTTGTAAGCTGGGTATGTGACAGGGCTAACATCATAAAGCCTATCTATTTTTTTTATTGTTCTAATGTTGTTGCCTTCATCATCAGTTGACCATTCATCTTCTGCAACAGTAAAAGCAAAAGAGCTTTGTGTAATATCACCACGCTTCATTGAGATAGCTAAATCTTTTCCATATGATGTTTCTGGCATTTCAAATTCATACTTTAATCCCCTTTCATCAGCTGATAACTTTAATGTTCCAGATGTGCTTCTTGCAAGAATTAGATTTGGATCATGATTTATTAAACTACGAACATCAGAAGAATTTATTAAATCTTCATTAAACACTCCTCTTTCCACAAACTCATAGAATCCACCAAGATTATTTGATCTTGAATCATAAACACTTGCATAGCCAACAACAACATCTTTACCATCATCTGTTGAATCAACTCTTGTTTCTACGTTAAAAATTCTTTTTTCCATATTATTATTATTTATATTTCTTACTCCTTTTTCTTCCTCTTCAATTATTTCTTTTCTTTTTCTTTCACTCCATTTTACAGCTGCATCTCCACCCCACAAAGCCCAAGCTATTCTACCAGCACTTGGAAAGCCATCCTCACCAGGACTAAATCCTTCACCTTGTTTATCTACTTCATGCCTCTGTAAATAACTATACATTCTTGTTACTCTATCTGGAGTTAATGAATTGTCAATTATCATATTGGCTGTTTTTAATCCAACCTCTGTTCCACCTCTTCCAAATTCAGACCTCCATTCTTTTCCTTTCTTTGCCTCAGCAACCATTCCTTCTGTTGGAGTTAAATCTATGTCAGACAATGCTCTGTAATTACTATTGTCATCATCAGCTTGTTTTTTAGAATCATATTTACAAGCTCCAGTTTCACCCCACTTCCATTTGCCATTAGCACATTTAAGAGATGGCATCCTCTCCAACTTTATCTATTGTTGTCATGTTCATTTGCATAAAATGTTTATCACCACCCTCAATAGAGTTCATATTTTCTTTTTGTCTAACTTCATTTATAGACATATAACCATTTGTAATTGCTGTTTTATATGCCTCAGTTCTTGATTTTACATCACCTCTTAACAATCCGTTTACATTAAACTCAACAAATGTTTTGCCCAACTCATTTGATCTAAATAATTTTAGATTCATCTCTTGCTCTATTCTTGTAATATAAGGCATCAATGTATATGTTACAAATTCTTGAGATTGCATTTCAATATTATTAAAACTTGATTTACTTAAATCTTTAAGCATGTGAGGAGGCACATTAAATATTCTTGCAACCTCTTCAATACTAAATTGTCTTGAACTTAAAAACTGAGCTTGTTCTGGACTAATAGAAATTGGCTTAAATGTTAATCCTTCCTCTAATACAATTGTAGAATTACTATTTTTTAATTTACCATAGTTATTATTAAAACTTGTTTTTAGTCTTTGCAATGCTGTATCACTTAAAGCTCTATCAGTTTGTAATATTGAACTTGGCTTTGCTCCATTAGAAAAGAATGTTGAGCCAAACTCTTCTAAACTAACACCCCAATTTAAAGCCTTTGCACATTGGTCAATTGGACTTAATCCAGTCACACCATCATCAGTTATTGTTTTAAAATGTAAAACATCAGATGAATCTAAAACAGCTCCACCATCTATTTGATAAAACAACTCATTATTATTTACAACAACAGTTACATTGCTTGGACTTAAACATATTAATTGAACTGGTGTGCCAGAATTATTTCTAACAATTTGCACATAACTATTCCCTTCCGTACAAATACTTAACATTATAAACTCAAAAAATGTGATTTTATTTTGATAATAGTTTGGCTTAAATTTTACAAGATTATAAATTGGACTTTTAGAATCCTCTAATTTATCACCATTAGCTTGTTTAGAATAAACAGAAACTGGCAATGATGAAACAGATTCAGCAAGTAATCTTATTGCACACCAAACAGCTGTAAGCGTTAAAGCCTTATCAGTATCAAAAACATTTGCATCTGGAAAAATTGTGTTAAGAGATAAATCTCTTTTTTGAGTTTTAGGAGGAATGAATACGTTTGTTATTCTTTCAAGTAAAGTCAATGTGAAATTTTTATTTTCACAATAATACGATTATAAAAAGTTATAAAAAAACAATGTGTGTGTTATTTATTAACATAATTATAAAACTATAACTTCTCTTGTATCATAAACACTATCTCCACTTTCTGTTGTAAGATGACAACCTAAAGCCATCACCAAAGCAACTACTGGATCAACTTTTTCTTTAGATTTATTTTTAGCAATTTTAATATTACCAGCTGGATCTTCTTGCAAAGCCACATTACTCATGCACCAATTCATGCATGGATTATTATTATGAATAATATTTTTAGCAAGTATTTCAGCCTCTAATGTTTTTGTCGGCATTGACATTGAAACAAATCCTTGTCCAAATGGATCAAGATTACAACCATCATTACCTAAATCCACAATAAGCTGTGATGCTCCCCAACGATCGTAACACACACTTTGTATTCTGTACTTTAAACTTAACTCATTTATCTTTGCTCTAATAAAACTATAATCAGCAACATCTCCACTTGTTGCATAAATATGTTTATCTCTTAACCATGATACATAATCAACACCATCTCTTTCGCTTCTTTTCTTTGCGTTTTCTTCTGGGATAAATATATAAGGTATAAAAACAAACTTGCCATCTACATTAAACAGTAATACAAAAGCAGTTAAATCTCTTGTTGATGCTAAATCTAATCCACCCCAACATTCTTTGCCTTCTAATATTGAGTAATCAAAATCTTGATGACAAGCATCCCACTCTCCAGATGTCAGCCATGCACTATGCGAATCTGTCCAAATATTTAAATGTAATCTTTTAAATGTGTTTAAATAAGATGGAACATCTTTAGCTCTTTGGCTTTCTCTTGCATGTAATCTTTTCTTAAACTCACACCATAATTTGGATTTGCTTTTATCCAAGTAGATTCCAAAGTAATATCATCATCTTTATCAGCTTCAAAAATACATGGGTAAAAACTATCATCTTTTATAACTTTGTCTTTTACTTTTTTAGCATAAGAATAAATTTCATATCCAATAGATTGCTTATCATAACCACTTGTTGTAATTGATATAAAAAGAGGCTCTGACCTTGCTCCCGTTGATGTTAATAATGTATCATATAAATCACGATTTTTTTGAACATGAAGCTCATCCATAACAACAACTCCAGCACTAAAACCATGTTTTGTTTTTGAATCAGAACTTATTGCTTGAAAATAATTTCCTTTAGATTCATTAACAATTGAGTTTCTAAATACATTTGCTCTTTCAGATAAATGTTGATTCTGCAAAACCATTTGTGAAACAATTGAAAATATTATGTTTGCTTGTCCTCTGTCACCAGCTGCTGCATACAATTCATTGCCTCTTTCTTTTAAACTAAAAAGACAATAGCAAATAATTCCAGCTGCTAATGTCGTTTTGCCATTCTTTCTTGGGAGCTGTATAAGAGCAACTTTATATTGTCGTAAATTAGTTTTTTTATTTTTCCAACCAAATAAATCTCCAACTATTTTTTTTTGAAATGGCTCAAGTAATAATGGCTCACCAGCCAAATCACCTTTTGTATGTGTGCAAAATTTTTCAATAAAACTAATGGCCTTATTTGCTGCCTTATCATCAAAGAAAAACTTAGTCAAAGTAATTATTTATTTGTGTGTTGTTAGTTGTTAATGGAGCTGATATATTGGCTCTTGCAACTGGAGTTAATCCAAATTGTGTTGCTAATTTCAATGCATTATTTAAAGCATCATTTTTCATTTTTACATAAGGCTTTGCTTGGCTTCTTATTATATCACCATTAGTATTTTTAAAAATATCCACCCTTCCATTTTTTCTTAGTTCAGATTCGCATTCAATATATAAAGCCATCTCATTGCAGTAGCTTTCAATTAATCTAAGATCAATGTGATGCAGCATTTTTAAATTAAATAATTGTGATGTTACTTTATACCATTCCTCAACACCAATTGTTGAAAGTAGTTCTGGAGCTTCTGGCAATTGACTAACCAAATCAACTTGCATTTCATTTTCAAGAACTCGGCTTTTTTCCAATGTTCCTTGCATTTCTTTCATTGCAGTTGGTAATTTCTTTCTTCCTTTACCCATTATTTCTTAGTTAATGTAGGCTCAGTTCTTATTAATGTGGGGAAGCCACCAAATTCTTTTTCAACCTCAACCATGTATTTTCCACAATTACATTTGGCCTCTCTTGTTCTGACTTTTGAATCAACAATTTCCAAAGTAGCTTTTTCAATTTTTTTTTCAATTTTACATTTTTTACAATAATATATAAACATAATATTTGGTTTTAGTTTGAACTTAAACTGTTGTTATACCCATATCTCCAATTTTACGTGTGATATCGATAAAG